GTTCTGCATCGGCTTCATCGATTCCCACAATGCGAATCTTGCGCTCTTCACCACGCTGATTGCAGTAAAGAACCGTAGCGCCAAAAAAGACTTGATCCGTTTCTGGATGAACCGCAGGGTCCACAACCTCAGCTGATTCAATACGTTTATTCAAAAAGCGAATGCGGCGATCAATCTCACGCAGTCGTTTTTTGCCGTACAGATAGTCACCGTTTTCGCTGCGGTCACCGTTGCTGGCCGCCCAAGCCACAACATTCACAACATCAGGACGCTCAACATTCACTAGATGCTCACGTTCATCAAGTAAGCGTCGATAGCAAGCCGGCGTCATGTAATTCTTAGTATTGGGAGGAAGTCCTGGAAGTTTCACTTCTTCATCATCACTATCAGCCATGATGCATCCTTTACAGCTTTAGGAGCACTGATACTCAATACCCCCACACTCTACTTCACTAGAGAATCTTCAAAATTATTGTTCGTTGCATTCAGGAACAGCAAATATGTCGGTTTCAAGACTGCATAACAACAAAACCGGAAGGCCCGATGGAACCTTCCGGTTGAAATTCTGGTGGTGGGAGGAGGCGTACGAAGGTTCCTTGAATTGCAGGCAATTACAGTGTACCCCCATCCTTTTTATGCCATCTCTTATGCCATCCGTCATAGCCTTAGGCGAAACTATATAAGCGCCATCAGCCGATCCTGGACATTCTAGCAAAGGGCAGGTAGTCCCTTGGAGAGGCAGCTAATCGTGAGTAGACACTAGGGCGTCGTGAACTGCGGCGTTTCTAAGAAGTAGGCTGCGACCTTCTTCGATAAGCCCGACGCTTTCTCTGAGAAGGTTTTCGCATCGGGCAACTGCTGCCTGCTCAGCGTTACAGGCAGCGGCGCTGGCTTTTCGCAGACGACTTTCATATGACCGGCGCATCCTGTCAGCATCACTGCGAATACGATCAAGGTCAACGTCAGCAGCAGCGACTTTGTCCAAAGCTGCAACAAGTCTTTCATAATCTTTTCTTCCTTGCGTCACCCGTGCAACAGCTTCTGTCTTTTGCAAATTGGCCATTTCTGCATCTGCTACGTAACCTCTAGTCGTGTAGCCCGCCATAAAACTCACGCTCATAAGTATCAGTGCGACTGCAGTCTGCCAATTCACAGCTCAATACCTTCCATTTGCGCCCGATTTCTCAGCACGCGACAATACGCGCCCATACGACTTAACTGGTTTTGGTAAAGATTTCGGCTGCAAGCTGGAGCGAAATTGAGCCGGCCAGCATCCCAAGCCTCACACATATCTCTGAGCTTGAGAGTTCGAATGCGTATTTGGTAATACTCCGCTTTGAAGCGCTCTTTGTAATCCGGAGAGTTCATCAGATCGATAGTGTCTGCGAGTGTCATTTTGCGGATACGTTCGTCCTGAGCTCGCAGCAGGCTTTGCGACATTTTGCGAATTTTGACCATTTCAGCATTTCCGCATCAAGTCTGCTTCTCTGCGGCGACGAGCGACAAGACCTGCCAGTCCGCCGTTGGTGACGTCAAGAAATTCCTCGGCGGCCCCGTCGTAGTCTTTTGCATTCAGCGCGCGCAGCATCTTGGGACACTTATCGACGACACCTTGCGCTCCCAAGTTGTACGCCAAGCTCAGTAACGCTATGAACTGCGATTCGCTGACTGACACATTGATGTACTTTGCGAGGGCGGTTTGTGCAGACTGCAAGTCACTGCGAATCCACGCATCGGCCTGCGCCTTGGTGCAGGTGTCTCCCTCTTTGACGCCGCCGGTATGCCCCCAACCTATAGTCCAAACCCCTTTCGGGCATTTGTATGCCTTGAGGCGCAAGGTCTCTTCAGCCTTGACGAACGCCATAGCCAGCTCGTAGCTATAGCTTCCAAAACTTTTCACTTCAAGTCCTCCCCGTCTACACCGAGCCGCTTTTGGATCACCACCTCAGCAAGTCGTATCGCTCTGGTCCCACCCCAACCCGCCACGCCTGCAAGGCTCCCGCAAAGCTCTGCCGGGAATCCTTGATAGGCAAGAATCTCATAGCAAACAAGGCCACTTACAGCACTTATCGCTCCGTGAAGAAAGAACTCTCGCCATATGAATTGCTTTCCTTCTTGCACTTTCAGTAGGTACGAGAGCCAACCGCAAAAAACGGAAAAGAAGCCCGTCATAACTAAGACCCACCATTCATGAAGTTGCTTGTCCGGCATCCTTCACCCCACAATGACGTAGCAAAGGGCGAAGCCAAAAACAAATGTCACCGCACTGACAAAACCCCAAAAGATACGCACCTTGCGTCGAGTCTCTGGATCCAGTTTTGCTTTTTCAGCATTAAGTGCTATGACGAACTCCCGTCGTGCAGAATCCGTGAAGCCTCTGACATTGAGACCAATCTTTCTGAAAACTTCTTTGAGTTCTTTGCGCGTCATAGCTCCTCTCTTCTAATGCGAGGGCGGCATTCCTTCGATGAATCACTGAACACCGCTCTTCCGAGAAGATCGTCTCGCAACGGCTGATGGCTTTATGAACCATGTTTGCGAAACTGAAGACAAAGCACCTTATTTACTCTGTATAGCCCCACGGGGGTGGGGTCGAACTTAAATAAATCTGAACTGTTAAATTCTCAGATTCCTCAGAGAATATTGTGTAAAGCGTTTTAAGAGCTTTGGATGCTTGAGATGTGTAATCCCAAGCGGTTGCGTTGGGGTAAGGCTCAACCTTTACTGTAAGTTTCCGGCTTTTGTAAAACCCAAAATAAACCGGATAGTCGGGGATAACATTTGTGACAATAGATATTCCATAGACTGGATAATTGCCATAATAAGAATAAGTTGAAAGTAAGTGCGTAATGGGCAGGCCATTTAATGTAGGAGGGGTTAAAGCCCCTACTCCACCGGCGCTGTAATATCCATAACTACCAGATTTATCGCTCTTATTAAGCTTTCCTATAGTCAATGAATGCGTCCACCAAGAAAGAGTGGATGACTGTACCCCCAACAACAACTCTTTATGAAACATTACCGACTGCTCCTTTGCCGCATTGAGGGTGGCAACTGAGTTCGATTGAGCTCCGATTCGTATGCTCGCTTACAGTGCCCAGGCTGCCAAAAGAAAATAAAATCAATCAACTTCTCGGGCCACTTACGATCGCCTTTGAGCGCGTGCCGGTGAGCACGCGCAGACAGTGTTTCATCTGCATAGCCGCAGAAGAAAGTGTTAAACAATTGATCGACTGCGATCAGTAATTGAATTCCATCCGGATGCTTCATTTAATCACTTCTTCGTATATGGACTTGTCCATACTTTCGCCATCGCTTGCATAGACAGCGCCAAAGCTTGCGCGAGCTGAGTCTTTGTTACCGTAGCGACGGTGTTGTCAGCCAACACCCAAACTGTAGAATCCTGACCAGCCGCTTCAGCTGCGGTTAACGCCCTAGCCATGCGGCTCTGCGCTATTTCATCACCGTCAAAGGTCATTCCGTCAACGGTGACTTTGATCGCTTTGACGGCTTCTTCACGCACTCGCTTCGCTTTTCTTAAATCGTATTGTGTTTTTTGCAGTTCAGTAAGAGAGGCGTAATATTCTTGCTCTGGGTCGTATTCTCTTGAAATAACATCGAACCCGAACCTGCGAAAATCTTCAACGGTTTCGGCTTCACCAAAGCCTATACGTTCTTCAATACCAATATATTGTCGGACTGCGTATAGACTTTTAAATTCCTTTTCTCTATAAATATATTTAGTCGCCATTACGCCCCCTTAATTTGGGCTGCAATACCTTTGCCATTAAGGGCACAAAAAACTACAAAGCTCCCTTTTTTCAAAGTTGGAGCGGTGTCTCCTGCCCAAGTCCAATTAGCGCTTAAAACAACCGTTGGCGTTTCGGCATCTAATCGCACTACCTTCGTGAAGCCTGCATTGGCTGAGGGGCTCTGCGCCGTAATTGTCCCTGCCACTGCCTGCATATCTGGAGAGCCATGAGTAATGGTTGTTGCCTTAATCGCCGTCACAGGAGTTTCATATCCTGCCAATGCACCTCTGACGCCAACTTTGAGCACCAAATCTTTCACAGCGGGGATCTCCGGCTTATTCTTAATGAAGCTCTTGGC